GCTGCCGTCAGCTGCACTGGGTAAGCTTTTCCTTCGATCGTTGCAGTCTGGAAATTAGTGGTATCGCCCTTGGTGGATGCTTCTTCTGTCGGCTCGCTGTTCTGTACTTTATAGAGCCAGATCACAGTAAACGATACAACGCCGTTTTTCTTGCGGCGCTTGTAAAATCCCATTCCAAAATAAGGAGCTTCGTCGTCTACGCCGATCTCCATGCCTTCCGGCTCTGTATCAGTTGCTTTTGTGTAGGTATGGCCCAGAAGGTTCGCCTGAACTTCCAATGCAATATCATCTACATTGAGCGAGGTGCCCATGTCTTTGATGGATTTATCTGTCTCAGCAACTTCATCGTCCGCATACAGTTCCACGTCATTTTTATTCGGTGTTCCGGTAAACTGAATCGCCTTACCTACGACAAAGCCAGCACCCTCGTATGTATTGCCTTCCTTCCAGGGTACTGCTACCGGATACTTCATGCCTATATGTGCCATAGTCTTTTCCTCTCTTTCTGCCTTCCGGCAATTTATAAAAGTTCATCATCATTTTCGATACTACATTCAAATACCAGATGCCGGATTCCATCTTCCGAATTCGTAGCATCTGTAACACTTGGATAAGTGCAGCCCGCAGTGTGCAGGGCTTTCCGGATCTCTTTTTTCATCTGCAGATAGTTTTTATCCATGCTGCAGAAATAATGGATCTGCAGATACGCAACAACCTGCAGTGGCTCATTATCACCATATATGACAACGCGGTCACCATCGTAATTAAATGTGATATACTCATCTTCCCCATCGCCAAAAAAATCCGGGGTAACCTTCACTCCCAGGGGCTCCAGTGCTTCTATTATGATTTCATTGACTGTCATAGGCTGTCCACCTCTTTGGCAATCGTTTTTTCGATCACAGATTCACATTTATCCTGCGCTGCATTTATCGCGTTCTGGCGGACCGGATGCGGCTCCTGACCCGTGCCGTCTTTCCGTCTTGTCCCATATTCGAGGTAAGCCATCTTTTCGACATTCCGAAGTCCCTTTTTATCTGAGCCAACTGCTCGTACAACTGAATACACGCCAAGGGAATTCTCGGCCGCAGGCGTTGCGACAATAGAGCCGGCAAGCTCGCCCGTTGCATAACCATGGTTGGCCGCAGCCTCAATGGAAGATTTCAGGCTTTCCTCCAGGATCGGGGACGCAGCATTCACGGCTTTGATCGCCATCTTAGTTGGCTGCGCTAATTGATCCAGCATATTCTGGATCTCATCCATTCCTTCAATCGTCAGCTTCGCCATGCTGTCTCTCCTTCACTTCTCCCCATATTTCAGTATACTCTTTCTGGTCTCCGTAGGTATTTACGTATGTGATGTCGTAGAACTTGCCTGCATACCGCACGTACATATCTGCCTCGATTTTTTCCGGAGAATACCGGACCAGGAATCTTTTTTTGACTTCTGAAAAATCAGAATTTGCTTTCACAAGCTCCGTACCGCTTGTATTGGTGACCTTTGCGTAGCACGAGCGGATGGTTTTCTCGACCTTTTCCGCCGAAAAACCATCTTTGTCGCGTTCTCCGTTTACAAGCTGAACGATTTTTATCTTCTTATCGAGTTCTCCCGGATTTACATACATATGCGCCACCTCACAACAGGTTGGTGCAGTGCATTCCCAGGACTGCATCGACGACTTTATTCAGGTTATTTTTATCTACGTACAGACAACGATTATCATACATATCCTGGCACAAAACCATGATAACGATGTAAAAATCGTCATGCGTGTCGATCTCTTCCTGGCTCAAACCGGTATAAGACTGTACAAATGATTTCGCTGCATCCAAGAGTGGAGAAATGGCCTCTTCCGTGTCATCTAAACGCAGATAATTTGCTATATCTTCGGTTGTAATCTCACTGACTTTCATGTCTTACACCTTCATGGTGTGACCGAATTGGTCACATTTTTGGGAGTTCTATTTTTCCGGGCTGTCGGATCCGGAAACCGTCTCTGAGCCGGGTTTTTCCCAGTTAGAAATATCTCCATCCGGAAGTTCCCGAACGTATCCGGCACGGATCAGATCCGCAAGTACAGTTTCATCACCGTAATTGCGCCACAAAAATTTTTTAACGCTTCAATTCTCATGTCTGTCCTCCTGATCAGGCAGCATTCATTTCAAGAACGGCAATCTTCTGCTCGTTTTCAATCTTGGCATCCAGCTCAACGAACCCGATCACGCCAAGTGCATGCTGATCTGCATATTTTTCACGAAGGACTTCAAGGTTCATTTCCTCGGAAACCTTCACGGCAAGTCCGGACATGTCGCCATAGACTACCGATTTCTTTCCGGCTTCCATCTTCGGCATGTTGTCGGAACAGAAAACATCTTTTCCAAACAGGGTATAGCCCCATCTTGCGGTTGCATCCTTGTTCAGGATGTAGTTTCCATCTTTATCTTTCAGTTTACGGATGGCCGTTCTCGTGGTTTTATGCATGATCCAGATCGCGCCCGGCTGATATACATCCGGCACCGTCTCCTGCAGGTCGATCAGCTCATCCGCAGTAAGCGCGGTAGAAGCTTCCGCGGTAACTACCTGTTTTGCTTTAGAAATGCCCTCGATCTTATCTGTCGTGCCGTTAAGCAGCTCGCCTTCGATCCACTGTGCGAAGGCTTCCGACATCTTTTTCACGACAAAATTGGTGATATTGAAATTGCTGTTGTTGACAAGAGATTTCGATATCTTGGTGAGTGCACCTGCCAGAAATCCTTTCAATTCGATTGAGAGGAATTTGCCTGCGCTCGAGGTCAACTCGGAGAATTCTGTTGCATATGCCACTTCGATTTTTCCGGATTCCTCATCATAGTAAGGGATGGAGAGAGTTCCGCCGGTCGTGTATCGGTCTGCGAGCTGATAGATCGGGCAGATTTCTACAACGCGCTCGATGATTCTGTTGGCAATGCTGGAAGGAATGACCGCACCATTGGAGCTAGTGTCGAGATTCACGCCATCCGCACGGTCTTCGGATACGATTCCACGGATGTAATCTTCAAAGGCTCTCTCTTCAGCTGCCTTAATGTCTGGTTTCTCATCTTTATCAGCTTCCCCGGCTCTTTCCTCAGTCTTCTCATCTTTATCGTCTTCCAGTTTGAGGTCTCTGGCACGCTTTTCTGCTGCGATTGTCCGGTTATTTGAAGCGATTTCGGCTTCCATTTTCTCAAACTCAGCGTTTTCTTCTTCTGTCAGAGCACGCTCTTCTGCTTTGGCTTTGTCCAGAAGCTGCTGCATCTTTTTTGCAAGTTCTGCATTTTTCTCAAGCAATTTTTTAAACATTTCTTTCCCTCCGTTCAGTTTTCTTTTATCTTTGCCAGTCGCTTCTCGTAATCTGAGTAATCAACCGGGATTTTCCTTGTTTCTTCGATGTAATCTGCCTCAAGGCAGATTGCCCTCGTTTCGACTTCCTGTTCCTCTCCTGCTCTGACTTCGATGGAAGTTGACGAATATATAGGAACTTTGTTCATGACGAGGGTAATTTCGTCCATGTCAAAGTCCTTTACCTTCCGGATTGGAAGTCCTTCCGCGCGTTCCTCGAGCTCATCTTTTACATTCTTCATATTGAACGACCAACCGCGGAGCCGACCTGCTTTTGCGCCATCAATCACATCCTTATCTGTCACGATGGATTCCGCGCGCAGCCCGACTTCGTCTTCTTTTACCTTCAGCGTACCGTGTTCCGTGTCTGCAAGGATCCTGCCCCGGTCGTGGTCCAGGAGCATTTTGATATTCCCGCCGGCACGTTCGATTGCCCTGGCAAATGCCCTCTGTTCAATAATCTCGATTACTCTTCCTCTCGGAGTTAAAACCGGCCTTGACTGCCGCCCCGGCACGTTGACATATCCGGAGATATGCAGACCATCCGCTCTAAGTTCTGCTCTCATCTTCTTCACCACCTTTCCATTTCTTTCCGGATCCCGGCGGACCCGTGATAATCAGGTTTTCGCCTGTATTTGTCCGGTTTTCGTCAAAAAACGGTGCCATCATATCGCTCATATTCTGGATGGCGTTGGTGTTCGGCGTATAAATCTGGCCGGATTTCGGATTGTACAGCACTTGATCCAGTCCGAGCGTGATCCACTCAAAACCGATCGGCTCCATATCTTCCTTCTCACGGACCTCATCGATCTGCAGGAAGTTCTTTTCCAAGCCGATTTTGTACGCTTCATAGCGCTCTTTGATATTGCCCCGTGTCAGTTCCTTGGTGTCGAACGCCCAATAGCAGGTTTCCTTCTCGGATTCCAGGAGCAGATCGCGATCAAGGCTGCATTCAATATCGTTGATCACGGCCATGATTGCCCGTATGTAATTGCCAAAATCTTTTTCATTTAGAGAGCCGGATGTCGTCGCACTTCCGTTGACCATCGCAGGCGGAATGCCAAACAGTTTACAGATCTCTGCCGAATTTGTCTCTTTATTTTCGTTCAGCTGCATCTCTACGGATGTGTTGGAAGATTCCTGGAATTCCAGGCCCTTATTTAAGACAACGACATTTTCCTCAGTACTGTTATATAAACGCCGGAACGCATCTTTCAGGGCATCCATTGCCGACTGTGTCAGCTTATCCGGTGATTTCAGGAATCCCTTCTTGTTACCGCCTTTCCGAGTCAGGTTTTCTTCGTATACAAGTTCTGCATATGCAACGCCAATGATCCGGGGACTGTCTTCCACGATGCTTCTGGATTCCATACCATCCCGGGTTTTCCGCAGAAGTTTAAGGAAATTGTGGGGCATATATCTTTGCCCACGCACAAGGATGTCATAGTCCTTAAAGATAGGATCCACGTTACGGATGATGGCAATCTCCTCTTCCTGTACATAGTGAATGCTGCGGACATTCAACCCGTCCCAGTTGATGTAGGCATACGCGCCGCGCCCGAGGTAGTAGTCCTCGATCATGGCCCGCCAGAACTGCGTCGCCGTGAGCGTATCACCTGTATCGTTATTAAGCAGGAAGGTTCGGTGGTCGCGGATTTCTTCAACATTGCCTGTTTTTGTCTTTTGATAGAGATTGATCGGCAGAGATGAAATTGTGCCGGCAATCAGACTGATACAGGCCTGTATCGCCGGCACTTCCAGTGCCTTGGCTTTTGTGATCACCTGGGATCCGATCAGTGCCCTCAGCAATGGATCGCTCTCCACAATTTCCC